ATTCCCGCCTGCGCGGGAATGACAAATGTAGGGCGGGCACCCCGTGCACGCCGAATAAGGAGCGAATAAATTGAGCAATACAATCAGAGAGCTAATCATCCTTGATTTCATCAGCCGACTGGCAACAATTACCGTGGCCAACGGTTACAATACCGGAATCGGCGCAGCAGTTATCCGCGCCCGCAAAAAGATTGATCCGGACGAACTCCCCGCCACGGTTGTTTGGCCGGGGCCGGAACGCGCTGAGCATCAATATGGATATTTGCAATGCGTGATGCAGATAAAAGTCGAGGGCATTGTCGAGTTTGGCGCAACCAATCCGTCCGTCATGGCCGAGCAGATCCTCGGCGACATCAAAAAATGCATCCTGCAGCCGGGCAACGTGATTGCCAGCCCCGATACGGGATGGTGCCGTTCGCCGGATTATATCGACAGCATCAGTTATACCGGCGGCGGGGTACAGGATTACCCGGACGAGGGCCAGCTCCACGTCGGCGTTTACTGCGAGTTTGATGTCGGATACACGACGAAAATCAACGATCCATACGCGCAATAAGCGCGGTGAAATGTCATTCCGGCGAAAGCCGGAATTCAGGAAAGGAAAAATGAACGCAGAACATAGAACATTGAACATTGAACAGAATATTTTAATCATCACCGGGGCCGCGCCCTGCGTCTTGGAGGATATCGACAAGGCAGTGTCTTTTCTCAGCCTTCAGCCTTCAGCCTTCAGCCTTGATTATATGGCTATCGGTTTTGACGCCGTTGATAAGTACACCTGGCCGATCAAGTATTTTGCAACCTATCACCCGTCCGAAATAGAAATGTCGATGGAGCGCCGGGCCAAGGCCGGAGGGAATACCGATTGCCTGGTGATTGCCCACCAGCAGCATCCGGCGAAAGAAGGCCATGACCTGGTTAATATGATTATTCCCTGCGAGCCGCCATCGGGCAGTTCATCCCTGTTAGGCGTTCTGGCCGGGATTAAATATGGCTATAAAAAGATCATCCTTTGCGGCTGCCCGCTGACCGGCAAAAACGACAAGGAATATGATTATGCTCATTTCCGCGCCGGATGGACCGCAAAAATGAAGGAAATAAAGGACGTGACGCGCTCCATGTCCGGCTGGACCCGCGATATTCTGGGCGCGGTAGATAAGGAGTGGCTGGAACACTAAAATTGTCATTGCGAGCCGCGACTATCGCGGCGTGGCAATCTAAGATTTCTCGCTCCGCTCGAAATGACGACAAAGAGGAATAAAATGCAAAATCAAGAATGGAAAAATAGATTTGAAAAAATCTGGCATCTCGATGACGCCGCGCGTTACCGTATGGGATCCGCCGGACAGCGCTACGCGAAACAGTTCCTGGAATATGTGCCCCAGGGCGCAACCATCAACGAATACGGATCAGGGACCGGCCGCGCCACTGTCGCCATACGGACGCTGCGTCCCGATGTTTATGTCAATATGGTTGATATCGCCGTAAACGCCCTGGAAAAAGAAGCCATGGCGCTCATTGGCGATCATGTGACCTATCAGATTGCTGATTTAGCTTGCTTACCTCTGGACTTTCCGGTGGCTGATTGGGGCTATAGTATTGGGGTGCTTATGCTTGTCGCGCCGGAAAGTCTGGATGATATCATCGGAGAAATGCGCCGCACCTGTCGCAATTGTTTCGTCGAGGTTTACAACCTCTCCGACGTGCGCCTGGGCATCGAGCTGACCACGATCAAACAGGACTGGCCCTGGTGGCTCGATAAACTCCGCGAACACTGGAGCGATGTCGAATTTATTCAGAGCAACCAGCATAAACAGCGGTTTATATTTGTATGCAGGGAGCGACGCCAATGACACCGGAAATCACGATATGCGCGGGATGGAGCGGAGACAGCCTTTACAGCCTTGATGATGTCAATAAACTCATCCGTGGCGTCCGGCGTAATACGACGGTCCCGCACGATTTTATTTTATATGCCGGACCGGACGCACAAAAGCCTGGAAAACTCAACGGCCTGGAACCAGGCGTGACGGTCATCCCCAGCGAATATACGTCCTGGTGGGTCGGCATGAAGGGCGCTGATCCGGATAACCGTCCATGGATAAAAACCGATTCTATTTTCGGACTCGGCCTGGATTGCGTTGTTGTGGGCAGCCTCGATGACCTATTGAGATTCCCGTCGGATTGCGTATCAATGAAGGATTATCCGGCTTATTGTTGTCCGAAAGGAAAAGAAAATGATTGCAGCCTGGATGTTACACTTTACCGAAATAATGCTGACCGGCCTATGTGGAATGAATATGTGCGCGTCGGCAAACCGATGTGGGATATGGAACAATCCGGCGGAAAGGTTTTCGGCATGTGCGCGCAGGGCTGGATCAATGATACACGCGCGGTTCATGTCGATCTATTCCCGGAAAACTGGGTCATCTCATACAAGATTGGCGTTCGCGGCCGCGGCCTGCCGGATGATTGCCGGATCGTATCTTTTCACGGACAACCAAAACCGAAAGACGTTCATGAGACCTGGCTCAATGAACATTGGAGGTAGGGCGCGTTCGCCGAACGCGCCGATATGCGGATTGATCCGGGGATCAATCCCTACAAAAAAGCAATTAAATACTTCGGCCCAGCCGAAAATATAAGGAGGAAATAAAAATGTTCAAAACTCAGACAGCGTCAAACGCTAAATTGCAGTATGAGGCCGGGCAGGAAATCAGCGCGATGGCCGCTATGACCGATTCCGGCGATCATAAAACATTCAGCACGACAGCCGTACTCTGGTCGGGAAAATCCGGTTATGAGCCGAAGATCTATCCCGACGGGCTGGAAACCGGTGGCGTGGTAACACCCGGAGCGGCCAACGATAAAGTCGCCGTAGCCGCTCTCACCTGCTATCTGGCAGGCGTGCAGACAACCGTATCGGCAGACGGCGCGGTATCCGTCAGTCGTCCGGCAGCATCGCCTACCGGATTGAAAAAGATCAGCTCCATCACCATCAACTCCGCCGGCGCCATTGCCGTCGTAGCCGGAACCGATGGCGCCGCATTTTCCGCCACACGCGGAGCTGCAGGTGGCCCGCCCTTGATCCCTGTCGGTTCCGTCGAAATCGCTCAGGTCAAATTGACCTCATCGAGCTCCGCACTGGTGGCCGCAGCGGAAATCTTCCAGGTTCCAGGCTCTTCGCAGGAACGCTATGATTATCCCGTCTGGTCGGGAGATTCTTTCTCCGGAGAAATCACCTTTGTTTCGGCTCTTCCCGCCATCCACGTCGGATCACCCGCGACCTATAAGGGCGTCTATGCCGAAATCTATGAGCCGACATTTGCCGATCTGGAACCCGTCACGGATTTTGTCGCGCCGGAAACAAGCAACAGCGTATCTTCTACGCAGGTTTACGGCGGAACTCTCGGCGCTACGTCCAGTTCCCTGGGACAGGGCAGTTTTAAGTGTTATCTGAAAGACGGAGTAACCGACGCCATCGTCGCGCAGAAAGGCGAGATATTATTTTTCAAGTATTTCCCGGACAGAAACAAGACGCCGTATGTTCTCTGCCAGGGCAAACTGGGAATCGCGCGCACATGGCCGGCCGGAGATAACATCCAGGCTGTGTGTACTATTTCCGCGGCGCAGGAAGGCATAGAAGTAGCGAGCTAGAGGAGACATTAGATGTGGCAGGGGCGGTTATTATTTGTAGGGGCGCACCTTACAGTTCCTGGGACGACATAACAGTAATTGGTCTAATAATGACTTCGCCTGCCACTATAAAACTGTCATTCCGAACGTATGTGAGGAATCTTAACCCCATTCGCCTTGCGGCTCAGGGGTAATTCGCTTTGGGCTCCCTAACGGGAGCCACAGGCTCATTAAGATTTCTCGCTACACTCGAAAATGAAAAAATAAGGAAAAAGAATATGCCGTCATTCGACAAAAAGAAATTTATGAAAACGGCCCTGGAGCCCCGGACGGAAAGCGTGCCGGTCCCGGACCTCAAGGAATTTTTCGATGAAGGCGCCGAGACCGTCTGGATCGTCCGCGGCCTTTCCGGTCACGAACTGGGGCGCGTCAACGAGGCCAAGGAACGCAACCGCAACATCGAAGCGATCATGCAGTCGCTGATGTCTGAAAAATCGGCGGAAAAAGCCGACGCCATAAGGCAGCTTCTCGGGATGGATGATTCTACTCCGGCGGATATCGTCCGCCGTATCGAAATGCTGACCATCGGCAGCGTCGATCCGGAAATTGATCACGAATTTGCTGTAAGATTGTGCACATTTTATCCGGTCGAATTCATGCTGTTAAGTAATGCGATCACGAAGTTAACCGGTCAGGGCGCGCAGGTAAAAAAAAAGCAGACGAGCTCTGGAGCAACGCAGAAATAAGAAGCGCGCTGGCGCTCTGTTATGACCGCAAAGCCTTTTTATATCAGGTACGTCCGGACATCATGCCGCACGATTACCTGAGCGAAACCGAAATGATTTTATGGTCATACTGGTATGAAGAATTAAACGCAAAGAAATAGTTTGTCATTCCGGCCTCCGAGCCGGAATCCAGGAATAAATAATTGTAGGGCGGGCACCCAGTGCACGCCGCAACCACCAGCGAGGTATTAACTTTGGCAGACCTAGAAAAAACCGTTAAAATTATATTCGGTTCCGACGACAAGCAACTGAAAAAATCAGCGGCCGACATCGAAGCCGAATTCAAAAAGATCGACGGCATCGTCAAGAATATGACGGATCCGCTGGCCAACGCCGGCGCGGCGATTATGAAAGTCAACGCGGCTCTTTCCGCTCTGGTTGTTGGTGGCATTGCCCTGGCTATTAAGGAATCGGCAAATTTCAATAAGGAATTCGCACTGATTTCAACATCGGTTGACGCGACAGGAGCTGATCTGGCCCGGTATCGTGATCAGGTCCTGGAATATTCCACAACATCAACAAAATCCATCTCCGACATCAACGCTGCATTATACACCGCGGCGCAGGCCGGTATCAAGTGGGGCGAATCGCTTGATTTTATGGGCAAGGCTGAGCAACTGGCCGTCGCCAATAAAGCGAACCTGAACACTACAGTCGATCTGCTGACCGGTGCAATGAACGCTTATGGATACGGTTTAAAAGATGTCGCTCACCTGAACGATGTATTCTTTACCAGTACCCTGATCGGAAAGCAAACCATCGATGAACTCGGTCAATCGATGGGCATGGTCGTCGGTATCGCGGCCAATTTCGGCGTATCATTCGAGCAGTTATCTGCTGCGATATCCACCTTGACCGCCAAAGGAATGGAGACATCCGAGGCCATGACTGCCGTCAAGGGCGTTATCACATCCATTGCCTCGCCTTCCAAAGAAGCATCGGACGCGGCTAAGGCCTTGGGCCTTGACTTTAGTGTCGCTGCATTAAAAGCCGACGGCCTGGAAGGAATGCTCAAAAAAGTTATGGTTGCCACGGGCGGAGACGCGGACAAAACAAAAGAACTTTTCGGCGAGGTCCGCGCCCTCAACGGCGTTATGCAGCTCACCGGCGACGGGATGACATTCTTCAACGACGCGCTCCAGAAGATCAACACGTCCACCGGGTCGGCAGAGGCCGCCTATAAGAAGATGTCGGCCACGTTCGACGCTCAATCTCAGATGCTGATCAACTCGGCCAAGGTTTTGATGGTCGAAGTCGGCACAAAGATGGAAGAAATGGCCGGAAAGTATGCCGGGGCCTTCGCCACGCTGATTTCCGCCATCGCGCAATCCATCGACAAGGGCGCCTTTGACGGTATCTTCGCCGTCTTCGATCAATTCGGCACTGATCTGACCGAAAGATTGAAGCGGATCACGGCCACGCTGCCGGAAGCCCTGGCCAATATTGACCTCTCCAAACTGATTGAAGCGATGCGCAATGCCGGCAAAGCCATGGGCGAACTGTTCGGCGATACAAGCGCGGAGGATATTACCGAAGCCATCCAGAGCATTATTGATACCTTCGCTTCATTAATCAGCATCACGCAGGGCATTGTCGAGGTATTCGTCCCGATTGCCGCCGCCGTCAACGAGGCCATCAAGGCATTCAACTCACTGGATGCTTCCACCAAGGAACTCATCGGCAATATGATGGGATTTTCAATGGCCTATAAGTATTTCGGTCCGGTATCTATTGCATTGATTGCCCTGGGCGCAGACGCGGAAACTGCCGGACGGATATTCACGTTCTTTTTTGCGTCGCTGGAAAACGGTTTTAACGTCATCAAGGTTCTGGTCTATGCCCTGGCGACGGGATTTTTTGAGCTCATCACAGCGGCGGTTAAATTCCTGGACCTGATTCCGGGTCTGGATTTCAGCCAGGAAGTCGCCCAGAACGAAAAGACACTGGAATCGCTGAAGTCGAAATTATCCGGCGCATCCGATGCTTTGATGATCAGCACTGGAAAAGTGGTTGACGCCTGGAACGGGACCGGAG